ATTGTTTAGTGTAGGTATCAGCACTGACGCAGAAACTGAATTCTACTTCCCCTTTCGGCATTTATACCCAGGGTCTGAAAACCTACCTGAATCTCATCTTACAAAATTAATTTCTATATTAAATCAAATGGAAGAGCTTGTTGGATATAACTTTAAGTTCGATCTTCATATGATGATGCTTGAAGGGCTTATTCCCTGGCCTATTAATTTAGTGGATGTAATGGTGCTTGTACGAATGACCGAAATGGGACAATATACAGCCTTAGGTTTAACTCCTACAATTGATCGAGATTATGGCCCTAGATCAGGAGATTATGATCGAAACACAGATATTGAATTGCGGAAAAATAAATACAAAAAGAACTACGCTCTAGCTCCCATTTCCCTTATTGGGCCATATTGTGAAGAAGATACCTTTTGGACACGTAAAGAACGTGCGGATAGAGAGCTAAAAATTATTAAAACTAAGCAAGAAGAGGTTTGGAAAACTCAACAAGAGTTTACTAAAGTTCTATTACGGATGGAAAAAACAGGTATTGCTGTTGACCATACTTACGGTAAATGGGCCAATCAAAAAATCATTGCTCGTAGAGAAGTTTTAGAACAACAAATCTATAAAGATGCTGGAGAGGAGTTCCTAATTAGTAGCCCCAAACAAATTGGGGAAATGTTTGCTAAGCTTGACATATCATGCCCCCAACAAACAGAAAAAGGTAATGATTCTTGGGATGTCATTTCGCTAGCACAAGTTGACCACCCTTTAGGTGGGATGATAAGTGAATTCCGCACTTTAGAAAAACGGAGAAACACTTATTTAGAACCCTTCTTAGCTAATGAAGTTATACATACTTTTTATAAGAATTATGGAACGATAACGGGTAGGCTTTCTTCTGCTGAACCCGCTGTACAGACTATCCCTCGTGGCTTAATCGCCGTAGATGATGTAACCTTAACTGAAGAGGAAATTGAGGCATCTATTAAACGAGTTCAAGGCGGTTTCCAAGCCTCTAAAGGGAAATCAATTATTATCCCTCCCAATGCTCGAAGGGCTTGGGCTCGGGATAAAGAGACAGACTTTACGGATGATTCGGAAGATTTTATCTCCATTAGACGTATGTTTGTTCCACGACCTGGTTATCGGTTTGTTTCCTTTGACTATTCTCAAATGGAAGTACGGGTATTCTTAGCCTATATTAATAACCCAGCTATTTTTGAAATGATGAAGAAAACAGGTTTCGATTTTCATACTGAAGCCGCTAAAATTGCTTTCAAAGTGGATGAAGAACATCCTCAATTCAAATACTTCCGTCAGTTGGCAAAAGGTATTACCTTTGGCTTAATTTTCGGTATTGGGTTAGCGAGGCTTTCAGGGACTTTAAATATGTCTCTTGAAGATACTAAAGAATATCGACGAATTTATTTCGCAGAGATTTTAGGATCGGAAGAGTTTATTAGTGAAGTCCGTAAGCGGGGAAGAAGGAATAAGTTTGTCACCAATTTATTTGGGAGACGGTATTCAGCCCCTGTTGGGGAAGAATATAAGTTAGTTAACTACTTAATTCAAGGTAGTAGTGCTGACCTTCTAACTGAGAAGATGATAGAATTAGATAAAAAACTAGAAGGGAGACGTGAGGAATGTAGAATGCTTCTTCAGATTCATGATGAGATTCTTTGTGAAATTAGAGAAGATAAACTTGATTACTACATGGGAAATATCTCAACCTTCCTTGAACAAAATAATTTAGGTATCCCAATGGAAGTAGATGCAGAATTAGTGCACCCTTCTTGGGCACATAAAGCGGAGTAAAAAATGAGACGGGTGACAAATAGATTAGAGAATCCAGATGAATACTTTCTCTTTTTAGCTCATGTTGTAGGTATGAGAGCTACATGCTCTCGAAGACGGGTGGGATGTGTTCTAGTTAATGATCAGAAGCACATTCGTAGTACGGGATACAATGGAGTGACTTCTGGTACACCCCACTGCTTAGACTCCCCTTGTCCTGGCGCAGAGGCTCCATCTGGCACGATGCTGGAGTATTGTTATGCTGTCCATGCAGAGATTAATGCTTTACAACAATTAGATGAAGCAAATAGTGCATTAACAGCGTATGTTACGGTAACCCCGTGCCTTCCTTGTGCGGAAGCTATTGTAGAAAATTCCTTAATTAAGGCTGTGGTTACATCGTCAGTTTATGCCGATACCGATGGTCTTGATTATTTAAAAGCTAATGGAATTATTCACAAAATAGTAGAAATAGATGGGGATCAAATCATAGAGAATTATTTAGGAGGAATAAAATAATATGTCATTAATATCACAAGAAATGTCGGCCACATTTAGAATGCCGAATGACGCATGGGCAAAAATTGTAATCAAACTTGAAGGAATTGATACAGAACAAGATATCGAAAATCAGATTAGAGAAGCTAATGAGGCTCAGGATAAAGTCTATGGTTCTCTAAAAAATAGACTTGAGAATCAAGTACGGGAAGCCCTCACTGAAGCTACAGAAAATATTCGCGTGGTGGCATAACATGGCAAAAGGAAAAACTACTAAAATAAAAAGTGAACATAAAGCGACTATTGATGAATTAATTAAAAAACATTCCGGCAGTTTAGATTTCGGAAACTCTGAACTTTTTCTGTATGAACGCATTCCTTTTGGTATTCCAGCTCTAGATAAAATGCTTGGTGGTGGAGTACCTAAGAAAAGGTTAAGTATTTTTGCTGGTGCATCAAATGCCGGTAAATCATATTTAGCAATGCAAGCAGTAGTACAAATACAAAAAACTGGTGGCTCTGTTGTGTGGATCGATGCAGAAATGTCTTGGGACGCAGAATGGGCCGAAAAATGTGGAATTGATGTTGACAAGATTCTTGTTGTCCAACCACCTAATGGTGAAGAAGCATTTGATCTAATGGAAAGTCTTATGATTGATAGAGTGGACTTAATTGTTCTTGATAGTATTGCCGGACTCGTTCCCAAAGCAATTACGGAAGAAGATTACGACCATAATCCTATGGCCTGGCAAGCACGTTTTATGAATCGCTCTCTTCCGCGTATCATTCCGCACCTTAAGCACGGTAGTGCAGTTATTTTCATTAATCAAATGAGGGCGGGTATTGGGCCTATTGACTTCTTACAACGTATGCCTGGAGGACAAGGACAAGGATTTTTCTCGCATCTAGTTTTAGAAGTAAGACGTAATGGTTGGATTACAGAGAAGGATGTTAAAGTTGGTTTTGATGTACAAATTCGTAATCGGAAAGCCAAAATAAATAGTGTTCACCAAGGGGACTGTATTGTACCTTTCAAGTTTGGTGGCGGTTTTGATATAATTGAAACCTATATTAGAGAAGCTATAAGCCATGATCTTGTTTCTAAAAGTGGTTCATGGTATTCGATTCCTGACACTGACGAGAGCTTTCAAGGAATGGGTAGTGTGAAAGAGTATTATGTACAGAATCCAGACGCATTTAATAAACTAACTGAACAAATAAATAATAAAGATAAATCCTTTGCTGAACTTATTCCAGAGGAAGAAAATACTACAGCAGTATCACCTACCGGAGAGAACTCTTATCAATGAAAATAATTGCGGGGAATATATGGGATAAGTGGGAAGAAGGATATTATATTGGGATAACGACTAATTGTGAGCTCAATAAGAAAGGGGAAGCCATAATGGGGGCTGGAATTGCGAAAGAAGCAAAAAAAAGAATTCCCTCACTTCCCTTTGAATTGGGACATTATAAGGAAGATTTATCTACGGTTACCGTATGGAATAAACATAAAATAATCACTATTCCTACTAAATATGAATGGAGAAAACCGAGTGATGTAAATCTAATTATAAAATCTTGTCACGACCTTTCTTTCTTAATGAGTATCATTCAAGAAGAAGTATATCTCCCTCAATTAGGGTGTAGTAATGGGCAATTAAAGTGGAAAGATGTTAAGCCACTAATGGAAAAATATTTATTAGATGAACGTTTTATTGTGATGAAATAAATGCCTGATTCAGATTTTACAAAACAAGAAATAATAGTTGGTGAATGTCTCGATGCAATGGGCTTACGGTATCATGAACAAAGACAAATTGGGAAATATTATGTAGACTTCCTAGTGGAAGATACTATTGTGGTTGAGGCTGATGGTGTTTTTGGGCATTTTTTACAAGCTGATCGAGATAGGGATGCCGCCTTACTTGAAATGGGGGTTGAAGAAATATTCCATATTAAAGGACAAACAAAACCAGAAATTTATTCGGAGTTACAAAACTTTTTATGCCAGAAAAACAAGAATCAAGCTTAATGCAACTATTATCGAAGACCCACCCAAAACCTTTGGAAACCCAAGCAAAAAAAAGTAGGTATTCAAGGGATAAGGGTCTTTTATGGTTTGCTGATCAGCTTGAAGAAGGTATTTATAAGACAGCAAATGTAAATCCTCACGTATCAAGTGGGGTTCAATCATTTCACTGTTCGGCAATAGGTAATCCTTGTGATCGTTATTTATGGTTGCATTGGAATAGATTATTACCAGACGAAGATATAGATCAAGTAAAGCAACGTATTTTTGATCATGGAAGTGCCGCAGAAGAGAGATATACAAAGTACTTTGAACATGGTATAATGTATATAGAGCGTGAAGTTAGGGCAACAAATGAAAATCCTCCCATCAGTGGACGGGCTGATTTTATACTAACGTCAGCTAAAGCAGGCATTAAACGTTTTGTAGTAGAATTAAAAACTATTAATAGTCGAGGTTTTGATGGCTTGAGTACCCCAAAACCAGAACATGAAATTCAATTGCAATCTTATTTAAATATGCTAGATTATCCATTCGGAATTGTATTATATGAAAATAAAGATACTCAAAAAGTGAAAATGTTTCAAATAGATAAAGATCCTGCCGCTTGGCAACTGGTTATAGATAGGGCTGAAAGAATTATGAGTACAAAGAAGATGCCAACACTGAAGTCAGTGGATGGCCCAAATCATCCGAATTGGTGTAATTGCCGAGGAGTCGAAGACGATGAGTAGGTTTACCGATGATGTTAAAGCTAGAATTAATGTTTTTGTAGCGCAGTTAAAAGTACCGGAGTTTTCAATAGAAAAACTAGAAAGAGAAACGATTGCTCTTGAAAATTTACAAGATAAATCAAATAAGGATTTAGAGGAGCAACTTTCATTTTTTGGTGGGTATAAAAGCTATCTAGAAGCACAATTAGGTGAAGTTGAATCGGAAAAAGGTGCTATAGAAGCTTCTTACGAGGCCGCACTATCTCAATCAATGTATTTTACTGAAAAAGAGTATGTGGCCGCAAGCGTAAAGAAACCAACTAAAGATTTTTTACGTGGGGAAGCGTTAGATGGGAATGAGGAATTAAACGCTTTAAGGAAACACTTAATAGAAAAAGAAGCCTTAGCAACACGAATAAAGGGGTTGAGGGATGCGTATGTATCCCAATATGCTACAGTGTCCAGAGTAATTGCCATTAGAGCGGCATCCTCAGACCAAGTGTAAAAGAATAATTGGGCCATAAGAAAACAACAATTTAACTTTATGGCCCTTAATACCTATTGCCAAAAGCGATAAAACGTGATATAATAAGAAGTGAATACAAGTAAAGTCATAGTATTAGACCAAGTATAAAAAATAATAGGTTTAGGATGAAATTTACTATAGGGGTAGACGTGGGTAAGTATTCTTTATTTTTCTCAGTTTTAGATGAAGGCTCAAATATTTATACACAAAAACAAATAGAAGTTACAGAAAAAAAGGATATAGAACGGGGGCATTTGATGATGGAAGCAGTAGAAGATTGGCTCATTGCTTTCATTGATGCTCAAGAAATAACGGCAGATGATGTAACACTAGCGATTGAAGAGCCATTATATTTAAATAATATTAAAGTGTCTTTCGCACTAGATCGTTCAGTGGTGGTTTGTGAAATAGCCGCCTTGAATGTCGGAGTGCATTGTTTTAGTTATGCTAATACTACTTGGAAGAAATCAATTCTTGGTAGAGGTAATGCAAGCAAAGAAGATATAGCAAAATTTGCTGAAACTAAATGGAAAAAGCACCCATTCGAAATACAGGACTTCAAAGATGCGGCTTGTTTAGCCCTTCATCAATATATATTATTAAATGGTACCATAAATGTAATCCCTGTAAAAGCGGAACCAAAAAAGAAGAAAACCGTGGTAACTAAAAAGAAAAGAGGAAAAGTCGCATAATGACAAGACCCTTTTGTATAAAAACATTACATACTAGATGTAGACACACTCCAAGCCAATGTGATTGTATTTGCCATAAGGATACTGGTAGCAGAGTAATTCCAGCTCGAATTACCCCTTCCCCATTCTTACAAGCGATGGCAACCACGGCAAATAAACTACTAAAAATTTAATGGGGGTTATAAATGGTTGAGAAACTTCTTGACTTGATTATAAGATTAAAAAAGATTTTCCTCAAGGTGGAAATATCTGGTAATGAAGAGAATGAAAAATTCTCGGAATTAATTTTGGTAAATGCAGATTTAAATGCCCATATTATAGGATTACAAAATAATGTAGCCCTTTTAAATAAAGATCATCAAGAAGCATTAGCTATGCTAGATGAATTAGAAGAGGTTATTAAGAAATGGGAATCATAGCAGATAGACTTAAAAACCTATGTGACCATTTAACACCTCCTGAACTGGTTGAAGGATATACAGAGTTAACTAACGGGGAAATTAATTTGGCGTTGCATTCCGGAAAAATGGTAAACCATACCGGAATGAGTCGTAAGCGACTTGATAATAAATACTGGGCCTGTAGTAGGCTAGATTTTGAAGCTATTATTAATTGGGATTGGACAGATGAAAAGACATATGTAGCAGAGAAATATGACTGCGATAACTTCGCCTTTAGCTTTAAAGCCAGGATGGATAGGAAGTTTCACCTAAACAATGTTGGATTGGTGGTTGACTATTCGGGAGGACACGCTTATAATTGTGTAATATTCTCTGATGGAACGGCTGAATTATTTGAACCACAAAGTGATACCTTTGTTACCAATAAAATAGGTAGTGGAATGTATACCTGTACAGAAGGGTTTATTATATTGTAATACATTTGGAATTGGCTTTTAAATACGATAACTAACTTATAAATATAAAAGAATTGTAGAGGGAAACTGATGAGTAAAGAGATTAAACTAGAAGAAAGACAGTGTTGGTATAAGGAAGGTGTAACGTGTCACTGTGATCCTGAAGGAAAGGGGTGTGTAGAGCTAGCATTTGCTAATGCAAAGCTTCTCTATTGCAATGATAAGGAATGTAAGTGGAATATTGACCTTCCTTACAAGTATGAAGTATATAGGGGTAGAGGCCATAAGCCCTTTGCTGATGATTACTTTACTGGTGTCTGTGGTCGTGGGGATGTAGGAATGGCTAGACAAGTAATACGTTCTAGTATTAAAGTAACAGAAGCACAAAAATTTACTTCTTGTCGAGTACGCGCTGACCGTACAACAACTACTCCACATATGCCTGATCCTGATAAGATTGAACACCATGTTTATGATGATCCTAAGGATTCTGATTTTGACGCGGGGGCTTTCGGCATAAGATAATGGTTACTGATGAAGAAGAGAAGAAACCTATAATTGAAGTAACCCTTCCTAAAGAGGCGATGCCTTATATAGTAGAAATTCCTTTAGATGATGGTTGTATCTTTATTATGGACTCACCTAACGAAGAAAAGGAAGGATGGAATTTACTGTTTCCAGGAGGGTTTTCGATCACTTGCCCTCATGGAACAACGTTCAACACTGATAATATGAAGCGCGAAGAATAATGAAGTTTCGTGACCCTCTTTCTCATCCTCAAGTAACAGTACAGGAACAATATAAAAAAATGCTGTCTGAGATAGAGATATTTAAGGCAGCAATAAAAAAACATTCGGATGGATACCCACCAGATAATGTACATTGGAAGGTATATAGAGCAGTTGAAGAAGGCTTAATAACTAAGTTAGAAGAGCTACAAGACGAAGCTATTTTATATGAGAAAAAACATGGCTTACGCACCGGGGATTAGATTACGAGCAATTGAACTTTACCTAGAATTACAATCTGTACACAAAGTATATGAAAAGATATGTAAGGAATATATTCCTGTCTTAGGTGAAAAGGGGCTCCCTAAAGAAATTACTATTCGTAAATGGGTAGAAAATAATATGCTTCCAGAGGTTATTAAAAACATGGAAGTTGAAGTTATTTCTAGGACACGTAGTAGAGAAATTGAGGAGCAGGTTGCTAAAAAAGAACAGCATGAAAAAGCTTTAGAAATTATTCTAAAGAAAGGTACTGATGAGCTTCCAGAAATGGAGTTTACCTCTGCTATGGAAGCATCAAAAGCAATTGAATTAGCAATTAACGGACAACGTAAAATTGCGAAAGAAACTATTAATTTACAGTTTATTGATGATGTGTTATCGGCTATCACTACTATTATTACTGATGACGATATGAAAAGAAAGATTGGCCTTGAGCTACGTAAAATATTTCAAAAATATTCTAAAGAATAAGGCTTCCATCTTAGGCTAATTTATGGTAAAATATATAGATAGGCTGGCACAATAGGTCGGCCTATCTATATCTATTTTAAGGCATAGTTAAAGCTACTTAATACAGTGTTTTCCACATGGTAAAAACAACCGAAGTTGGGTTTGTAGACGCTTTTGATAGGCTGGCTAGCACCCTAATTAATGAAGAAACGTTACATATTGGTACCTTTTATGAATTTATACGGGATATTTGGTCGCAAGGTTTTGAGAAACCAGAACATTTTCAAGCATGGCATGTAAAAAAAATATGTCGTGATGTAGAAGAATGTATGGAAACAGGACAGCATTATGTTGCCGTACTCCCTAGAGGTCACTACAAGAGTACTATTCTAGGACATGGCTTTGCCGTGTGGCGACTTTTAAAGGCTACAAAAGATACTGAAATAGTCTATGTCAGTTTCACTGAAAAAATGACTAGGTATCATATTTCAGAAATTAAAAAAGAAATTAGAAATAATCCGGTTCTTTATCCTTTAATGAAGGATAGATCGTCTGATGCTGACGGTGTTTTTAAATACTTAGTTAATGGCATTCATATTGAGATTGTTCCAGCAGGCTTGTTTAACTTTAAGCGAGGGATGCACGTCGATGGCGGATTAATTGCGGATGATATATTAAGAGACGCTGAAAACCCTCTTAATACTGGAGAATTAGAAAAAGCAAAAGATTTCT